CAAATCCGACGGGCAGATTCCAGAACAGAAGTACCATAGGGAACATATTTGTCATTACCTAAAAGCCGGAAATGAGATACTTGCCAATTTTCAAAGGTTACGCCTTTGTTGCCATCCGATCCCTGCCAAAAGTATTGAATGTAGTTTGGATTGGTAGGGTCCGTGCCCTCAATCCGCTCAACCTCTCGTACAGGAAGTGGTATAACATTAGTAATACCAAGCTTCTCATCTATGTCTAGATAAAGATAATAGTCACCATATTTACACATGCTGCGAGACCATCCAAACAGATTTGCATCCACATTCAAAACACTATATAAAAATGTGTGTAAAAGATCTTTTATCTCTCGGTTATGACAATCTACTTGAACCATGGGATTGAAAACAGTTGAAGTAGTTATTTCATCTGCATATATGTCTAAAGCAGAAGCTATTTCAGGCATAAACTCCATTTGCTCAAAATCTGTATAACGCACTTGTTTATTTCTTTGATAAAGTGCTTTGCTTCCTGAGTTGGTGAAAGGGTTGTAATATTCCCTTTTCTTAAACTCCCTGCCTGTACTGCTCGTAAAAGTATATTTTTTAAGATCCCGAGGCGTGCCACGCACTACACCCGGCTGATCATATTGTACTATAGGTCCACTAAATAAACGAGTTAGACGACGAAATAAACTAGAGTTTTTATTTCTAGGGTTGTCATTATTATTTGAATCTTCAGCCATTTTTATCCCTTTGTAATCCACGAAAGATCTTGTAAGTTGCCATTCTGATCCCTAAATGTAGGTCTCTGTGGCCTTGATTTATAACCATGTTGCCCTTGAATCTGAGAATTGAAAACTGTTTTAGACACTGACATTCCTGAGAGGAGTGCTTTTTTATACTCTCCTTCTTTCTTGTTAGCGGTTAAAGCAGTTGCCCTTACCCAGCACGCAATTGCAACAGCAATTACTAAATCATCGTTATAACTCCTCATCGCTTGAGGTCGCCCGTTATGCCAAACAAAAGTCTTTAATTCGTTGGACAGCCTCATTGAATTAATAGTAATTAGTTTATTCCTCACGAATTCTTCTAACTTAGCTATAACCAGTGGTCTAGTTTTCATTGACATGGTAAACCCTGCAACTCCTCCAATAGCATCAGCAGTTAATTCATCAACGTATTCATGTGTTGATCTTACACTAAAATACAAATTTTTATATTCCATTTCTCGTAAACGTCCTAAGACACCAATACCAAGAGAATTATTCTCAATAACCACCAGAGCATTATTGTACTCAGATCCAATAGAAAACAAAAGCGGCGCAAACATGTCAGGGGTAATCTTACCTTGATACTCTGCTACCTGAACCATTGACTGTATATCAAAAACCTGAACCACACTATAATCAGACCCATCCCCCCTAGCAACGTCGGCAGTTAAGAGGTATTGTCCATCTGGTGTTGGAGACTCCCACACCCAATAGTTTCTGTCAAAACCTGTTTTATGATTTGGCTCAATAGCCCTATCCATTATAAATCTTAAATCATCGCCATGAATTACGGTCTCACCAGAAGCATTAAAGTTGCACTCCAGTTCCTGTGCTATCTCTCGGCGAGACATGTTTCGGGTTTCTTTTTGAAACCATTCTTGATCCCTCTCAGGGTGAACATCCCAAGGTAAAAGAATGGTATGAAAATCATTCTTTTTTTCCTCAGCTTCGGTATATGTTTTATGAAACCAGTTTCCCACACCATTAGGAGTTGATAAAGCAATACAACGACCACCCGTAGAAAGAGTAGGATATAGACCAGCCCAAAGCTCTTCCATCCCATCTACAAAAGCGGCCTCGTCTACTACCAATAACGATAGAGCCTCAGATCGTCCTGCATCGCCCGATGTAGATGAGGCTTTTACTTGTGAGCCATTACTCAACTCAAACGATGTGCGATTATCTATAGAAATGTCAGCAATTTTTAGCCAACTGGGCAAGTTTCTGTGTATTGATTTTATCTTTTTAACAAGGTTTGTCGCTGTCTGTAATTTAGTAGCTACCACTAAAACATTCTTGTCCCTGTGAAACAGCATCATCCAGCAAACATACGCTGCAACCGTGGTAGATATACCAAGCTGACGAGCCTTTAAGATAACGTTAAAACGATTATCCTTGAAATCTTTAAGGGCTCTCTTTTGAAAATCATATAGTTCAAAAGGTATCAAACCTCTCATTGGGTGA